CGGAAGCTTTAGACTCCACACCAATGCGATAAATGAGTGCGACTTTCCCAGTATAACCAGAAGGGAAATTGATCGTGTCAAGATTGACAGAATCAACAGCCGACAAAGTCGTACCCATATCGGAATCAGAGGTGAGAGAAGGAGGAGCGGTAGTTGTACCGAAATAAGTTAGACCACCTGCCCGAACAATAGCAGGGTCAAGGACATAGTGGTCATAAACGTCAACAGTGGAATTGAGTTTGGGTTTCAAAAGTGTTAAATCATAGGTAACCCATAATTCACCAATGTTGACGGAGGTGCCTTGCATTCCAACAGTAGCAATTTGGAAATTTCCCCAGTCATACAACCGGAGATCACCAGTGGTGACAGGGCCAGCACGGGTGAACAAGACACTAGTAGGAGTCTCAAGTTTGTTACACTCAATAGGGTGTAGCAAATTAATAGATGGTTTGCCGCTACAAGTAAATTGGGTCTGCTCCATCTGAAATTTGTTGGTAAATGGAGGGTCTAAGACATTATAGTCAGTAGCCATGACGACAGTACCTGAAGCGGTATTAGTAGAAGCGAGAGCATTATATGAATTAGACTTGAACTCATAGACCACCCCATTCAACTTATACTCTTGATAATTTTCAGCAGAAGCCGCTAGCCACGGGAAAGCCGTGGTGAGAGCAGGTTGAATGGGGACAGTTTGTATTTTAAACTGGCCAGCGACATCAGAGGTGATAACATCGAATAGAAATTCACGATGTTGTACACGTGTGCCAGCTGACATGTTCTTAAAAGAAGGGAGTTGGTCAATAGAGCTCATAAGAGAGTTAGAAGAGACCTTGTAGTCACCGACCCCAGTAACTTCACGGAACAAATTCCCAGCCATCTGGCCGAGACGTGCGCCGGTGGGGCCGAGCAAAGAGCCAACACGCCTACCGAAGGAGGGGGCACTAAAGCCGCCCCTCCGTCCCTGGTTGTTGCGTCTGCCGCCCCGGCCCGGACGCGTCCGTCGGGGTGGTCCCGGTGGAGGTCGTGGTCGACGGTTCTTGGCAGAGGTTAGAGTCAATTTGCCGGACTGAAGTCCGCGTTGTATCGCTCGTTGAGTCATTATTATCGTTTATGCACGGTGAGTTGTGCAAAAATTGGCCAGCATCTCGAGCTGCTGACCACAACTTAATGTCAGGCGATCGTTCAATAAAATCAGGGAACTCCACATCAGAGACATTAATCTTAGATTCCGTGGAGCTAATGGTAGGTTTAGGAATAACAACCTGCTGTTGTTTCTTTATGTGTTTATGTTCAAGCTTAGTTTCCTTATTCAATTGCGCCACTTCAGCTTGGTGCATAATAGCACGCCACTCATCGGGTATAGCCCAACCTCTTTCAACAAAACTATACATAACATCAATGTGTGGAAAGAGGATGGGAGGAGATAACTCCTTAACAATATGATCAAGTGGATAAACATCGCCATCAATAACAACTGGATACTTTGACTCAACCCCTGTGGGGGGAGTAAACATAGGTCCGCGCATTAGATCCTCCAGTGTTCGAGATTTGGCCAACCATGTTTTGAAAGCTTGATACTCAAACATGGGCATGGATTGAGAAGCATAATCATGCATCCATTCAGCAGGTGTATTTTTATATTGTTTCTGCAGATCAAAACGAGACAACCATGTACGCATGGGTGCTGTCTTCTCGTTTTCCTGAATAGGACCATGCAACTGAAAAACTCGCTTACACAAATCACCGATAATAGGAGTATTGGAATCAGTGAGAGTGTAGGCGCGTATCTTCTCAAGAAATTTCTCACGAGGAGTAACATTTGAGGGAAGATTAACAGTGGTATGGATTTTAGATAACTGACGTGGCAAATCGCAGCAAGTGCTGTCTTCGCCAGTCCATACGTCAGGAGAATAGGTGCGAGCTAAAAAGCTTATACCATCGCACCCTTTGTTGACGACTTTAATAGTTAATTGTTGGCCCATCTGCTGTGCTGCGACAACATAACACTTTGGATTGATATCGGCTGATAAGCCATCATCACCACCGTAAATTCCAAGTCCTAACCAAGCCTGTTGATAACCCTTGCCCATAATACATTGAGCGTAAAAGGCAATGAAAGCGTTAAAGGCGGTGTTAAACAATGAGGTTTCAGGAGAACCGGAAGCACGGGAAAATCCAGTGTCATACCAAGTACCAAATTTCCCATAAGCATCAAGATTAAATTGAGACCGATGCATTTCAAGAACTTTAGAATGGTACATGGGATTAAAAGCTCTAAACAATATTATACGTTCAAACGAACGCATTAAATTGGAGCCGTGGCCATCATATTTTGAGAAATCCGTGGGTGTAGCAAAAGAGGCATTATGAAGAATGTCAGTGACGCGTGAAGCAATATACTGAGGTGACATGCCAAATGCATACCAGGGATGATATTTAAAGACGGCCTCCAACGCATAGATGAATCTAGAATATTCAATCTTATCCGATGCGTTGATAGTGGAGATGGGTCGAGGTGCTTTGATATTTCCATAAGGCTCTGACTTCATGAACATACTAATCAAACGACGAGGAAGCACGCCCTCACTCGTCCAAAACATTTTCCTCTGTGTTGGACGAGGCTGGCGGTCAAGTACCTCATCGAAATCGGTAGGGTGCAATTGATGAGGGTCCGGGATCAACAACTTAGCGAACTCTTTCATGGCTCGAAATAAAAATGGAGTCATGTTGAGTTCATTTGGCTGAACATCCAAGACACGCTCTTGCACACACTGCTCCTCATTGGCCTTAGTCTTTGCGGGACAAAAGGCACCATTGAAGAGAGGGTTCATAAAGGCATGTAAAGACACCTTGGCGTCAGGAATAAACTTCCTGGGTTGGAACTGATAAGATCGTACGCCAAAAGGAACGGGGCATACTTGCATGGGTTTAACAGGTTGATTATGACGATAAAAACCCAAAACAGGTATGGCGCGCTCTTTCTCTCCCCCAACCAAGGATTGAACTTGGGGCAAGGAGAGATCATATTTTGAAGTCCTAGCCAACCCGGCGACAGCATTGTCAACCGTCGCAGGAACGGAGACAGACAAGTATTCGCCGACACGGCCAGTGGAGACCATGACGCCGTCGCGTGATTTAGTCATCAGGCGGGTAAAATCACCAGGTTGTACGACTTCAAGTCGTCCTAAAGCCGCCCCATCAATAAAAGAACGAAAGAGGAGGGCAGGAATATTTCTCCATTTGCCAAGAGGGGTAAGGAGAATAAGTTCGTGATCCAACGATGAGCATCGGCGATCAACGAGATAAGAGACAGCAGAGACGAAAGAGAATGGAAAGAAACTATAGGTAACTATCTTGAGATTATCAAGACTATAATTCCAAACCTGGTGGCGGTAAACCGCTCCCCCAGTAACAGTGTAATCAACAGTGTTATCTTTTTCAAACGTAAAACTATAATTATTAGAAGTACGTGAAACTGCAGAAGGTTGAAAAGTACTAATAATAGTAGGCTTGAAATGCTCAGTAAGAAACTTGGGCATATCAAGGTACTGATCAACATCCACGAGACAAAGAAGAGCGTCACGTGGTGGGTCAATGGGAGTTCCAGTGACCTGAAAGTCTTTAGTCCAATAGTAGGCTCTAGAGCCAAGGCGGTTTTCCTTTTCATCAGCTCGGGATCGCTGCACATAGTATGGGATAAGACCCACCTCGGCGGCGAAACGTTCAATGAAAAAGGTGCAGCTAGATCGGTCCGCTGCAGCCTCACCATGAGTATGGTTAACAATTGGCTTAAGACTAGTAAGATTGAGATTTGAGAATGACGCACGCAACTCCATAGGGACACTAACTGGCAACCTTTGTGTGTAAGATAAAAAGGTGGTTAATGCCATACGGGGGTGCAGCCATTGAACGATATGTCTACATGATTCGTAGAGCTTGCTAATGGGATTCGAATAAATTGTGGGTCCAGGGTCGTTCAAATACGACTCTCCAAATAGGAGAGTAAGAGTATCCATGGCACAAAGTTACAATTCAACTGTTATATATGAAAGCAACAAATTCGATCCAAGCACA